TCCTGCTCATTTTTGCTTAAAAAAGTCGCACTAAATATTAATATGATATGATCTGAACATAATGGCATTACCACAAGTTGTGCTTCCAACATATGAGTTGGAAATTCCTTCTAATGGCAAAAAAATTAAATATCGTCCATTTGTCGTAAAAGAAGAAAAACTACTTCTTTTGGCATTAGAAACAAATGACGAAAAACAAATTGAAGAAGCTGTAAAAACTGCATTAAAAGGTTGTATTCAATCTAGAGTAAAAATTGAAAATTTAGCAATTTTTGATTTGGAGTATATTTTTCTACAAATTCGCGCTGTATCTGTAGGCGAAATTGTTGAAATGAAAGTAACTTGTAAAGATGATGATACAACAAAAGTTCAATATAATTTGAATTTGTCTGAGGTTAATGTTATCAAACCAGAAGGGCATAGCAATAAAATCATGCTATCTGATGATATGGGTGTAATCATGAAATATCCACAGTGGAATGATTTTATTGTTGGATCAGTTATGGGACAATCTCCATCTGCTGAAGGAATTATTGAAATCATTGCTGATTGTGTTGATCAAATATTTGATGGTGAAGATGTATATGATAGTTCTACTACATCAAAAAAAGAATTTGTTCAATTTGTAGAAAATCTTACCAACACCCAATTTGAAAAAATTCAAGAATTCTTCCAATCTTGTCCTAGACTAGAACACAAATTTACTGTAATTAATCCAAATACTGGAGAACCATCTGAATTTGTGCTTACTGGATTATCCAATTTTTTCGGATAGCCCTCTTTCATAATACGCTAGAGGGATATTATAAAACTAATTTTTCTTTGATGCAGCATCATAAATATAATTTGAGTGAAATTGAAAATATGATACCATGGGAGCGTCAAGTTTACGTTAGTCTCTTGATGCAACACTTAGAACAAATCAAGCAAGCTCGCGAAGCAGCTAAACAATAATGGCACACGGATACGCATCATATCAAGACAGTAGAGGTAATGTAGATTATCTTGGGGGAGTTATTGATGCTGTTAAAAAGTATCTGGATAATCGTGATAAGAAAGAAAAAACAGCGGATATGGTTGCCGCTAAAGTAAATATTTTAGATGAGCAAAAAACTTTATCTGGTGGTAAAACTAATTTATTGAGTGGTGGTGGGAATACTAACGTATCGAAAATTCCACTACAAAAAATGCTTGGTGGGAGTTCATTACAAAGATCACTCCCTGGTGCATCTGCTGTAAATCCTGATGTGGTTGGTGGTGCTGCTACACCTGGAGTTTCGCGAAGAAAAGGTATAACAGGAGAAGGTTATTTTGGCGACTCTATTGTAGATATTGGCGCTACGAATCTTGGTGTGGAGAGAGATCTTGGTGGTGGTGATATGTTCACCAAACGCCTTGATACTTTCGGTGATAGTGGTGGTGGATCTGAAGAAGTAGTTCAGGCAATTGACAGACTAACGTTTGTCACGATGAGTTTAGTTTCTGCTACTAAAGAGCAATCTAATCAGCAAAAAATGATCGCTGGGGCGCAGCGACAACAAACAGATAAATTAGCGAGAAAATCAAAAGCAGCTGCGGAAGAAAGTGCTCTTGAGAATGGTCAAGACCTTTCTAGTAATTCTGCTTATCAAGGTCTTTTACGTGCTGCTACTGGTGCTATGTCTGGGGCAGGAGGATCGCCAAGAGGCGGTGGTCCTGGTATGGGTATTGGCGGCAAAGTACTGGCAAAAAATATGCTCAAGGGTGCTACCAGAAGAGGTGCTGGTAGAACTGGTGGTAGGTTAGGTGCTGCTCTTGGTGGCAAACTAATGGGTGGTTTTGGTGCCAGAATGGGTGCTAAACTAGGAGGTAAAGGAGTTGGTAAAATAGCAGGTGGAGCACTTGCGAAGAGTTTAGGTAAAAAAATTCCATTAGTAGGATTAGGACTAGGTGCTGTCTTTGCTGCTCAAAGAGCAATGCAGGGCGATTTCGTTGGTGCTGGTCTTGAATTAGCATCTGGAGCAGCATCTACTGTTCCTGGTATTGGAACTGCTGGGTCTGTTGGTATTGACGCTGCTTTGGCTGCTAGAGATATGGGAGTAGTCCCATTTGCCGAAGGTGGTATTATTTCTGATGCTACTCTTGGACTAGTTGGTGAAAAGGGTAAGGAAGGTGTTTTCCCACTTGAGGGTGCTGAAGGTAGAAAAACTTTCCTTAACTTTGGTGAAGGTATTTTAGACGCACAATTTAAAAATAAAAGTAAATACGCAAAACTTCAGGCACAAGGACTTTCTCAGTATTATGATAAACAAAATGGATGGGAAAAATTTGTCGATGCATTGAAAAGTATTTTCAAAGGCGGTGGATTCCGTTGGCCATGGGACAGAGATGATGATCGCCGCAGTCGTGGCGGCGGTGCAAAAGTCGGAAACGATCTTTTCTCTACTATTTCTGGGGGAGAAGGTGGAATTGATTCTTATAATACCGGTAGAGCTGGATCTCAGGCTGGATACACACCACCTAAAGCAATTTCTAAGATGACTGTTGGTCAAGTTATGGATGAGCAAGCAAAGGGAACGTTATTTGCTGTTGGTAAGTATCAAATTATCCCAGACACAATGAAAGGTTTTGTGAGTGGTGCGGGTATTAGTAGAGATGATATTTTTAACGAAGAAACTCAGGATAAATTTAAACAATATGTGATCGATCAAAAAAGACCATCTGTTGGAAACTACTTAAAAGGAGCAGAGGGTTCGTCTTTAGCAAAAGCACAGATGGCATTAGCAGCAGAATTTGCTTCTGTTGGTGTTCCTCGTGATATGAAGAAGGGGGAATATGCTAGTGGAATACCTGCAAGAGACATTAAAAAAGGTGAAAGTTTGTACGCTGATTATGGCGATGCTGGTAACGCAGCTTCAATTAGTCCAGAAGTTATTGCTAAAGCATTAGAAAAAGAGAAGGCGTTAAATAATAAACCAGACCCAACTCCAGACCCGCCAGATGGTGGTCCATTAACTCTAGATCCTAGTGAAATTCCTGGACCAAATGCAACACCAGAAGAAAAGGCTGAATATAAAGAAAAACTTGCTGCGATTGCAAAACGACAAGCAGCAGCATTAAAAGCGAAACAAGCAGCTGCCGCTACAACAGGTGGTGACTGGGCAAAATCATTGAATCTGGGGAATGAACCATTTATTGATTTTGGTTCTGATAACCAGTTTCGTGCTATCAAGAAAGATAGTGGCGGGTATACTATCATGAAGAAAGGTTTTCTTGGTGGCATGACACGCATGGAGACTAAAGGTCAAAACTTAGGTTTAAGAGAGCAATTAATAGAGGCTGCTAAACCAAAAGAAATAAGTTCCCTTGCTCCTGGATCTACTGCTGATCCTAATGCCCTTGGTATTAGGTCACAAGAATTGGCAATGGCATCTACAGGGAATACTACTACTATTAACAACATTAATAATATGTCACCTGGTTCTAACAATGGTGGCAATGCTCCAGTAGATGTAGATCCAGGACCTTCTCTCCAACAGATAATGCCGGTTCTTTTAAACGCAGTAGTATGACAAAATTTAAATCTAATACGGACTTTGGATTAACCGCAGTAAAGATATATCCAAATAGTGGTGGTAAACCTAAGCCAATAACAACTCTGATAAATTCTTTCGATTACGTTGAATCTATTACATCTCCATTTGTGGCGGCAACTATGGTGGTAGTTGATAGTGGTGGATTACTACAAGGATTGCCTGTACAGGGTGGAGAAATAGTTGAAATTGAAGTATCTACTAGTATAAATGAATCTCTTACTTATTCTTTGGCGATATGGAAAATAGGCAATAGATTTGCTCAGAACCAGAAACAAGTATATACAATTGGACTTATATCACCAGAGGCTCTTAATAACGAAGTTTCTAGAGTTACAAAACCTTTAGAGGGAAACCCTGAAAAAATTATCGCTAACCTGCTACAAGAAAGTTTAAATACACAAAAAGAATTTTTTAGCGAACCATCTTTATTTGATACAAAAATTTTACCAAATAGGAAAAGAGTTTTTGATTTAGCTAACATGATGGCAGTAAAAAGTGTCTCTCCGCAAGCAAAATTTGATCAAACAAAAGACACAACAACATCACAAACAAATACATCTCAAAGTGTGAGAGGAAGTGCTGGGTTCTTTTTCTGGGAATCTAAACGAGGTTATAATTTTTTCTCAGTTGATTCTTTATGTGCAAATGATGATAGTAGTCTTAAATCAAAAAAATTAGAATCACCTTCGTGGGGTCCTTACATAGAGAAAATTGCTAATCAAGGTGATGGAGCAGACGATAGGTTTGTGGTATATCGATCTACTTTTGGATCTGAACTTGATTTAATGTCATCATTACGCAGAGGTAAATATTCTTCTATGGTAGTGTTCTTCAACCACTCCACGGGACAGTATGAAGAGTATGTTTACAAGATT